ACAAACATATTATAACTTGAATTAAATTTAATGTCAACAGTTTTCTTGATTTTTTTTAAAGTTTTTTTTGAGTTTATTATTAAGCAGCTTGAAAATTAGTAAAACATGCTATATATAAAAAAAGAGAGCGTTAACTCTCTTTTATCTAAAACACTCTATTAACAAAATCTTCCATAATATATTCCTTCTAATCAATATCTTGTGGTTTGCGATTTTCTAAATACCAATCTATCAGGTCCATAAAATCCATCATATCTGGATGCTTCTCATTTTTCAATTCAAGAATAGTACTATGCATCTTATTCATATACTCTTCCTGTTTACGTTTTTCAATAACCTTCTTGTCAATCATGCCACTACGCCAAAATTTCTTCATATTAATCCACCAATTCTATATCGTATTGTCAGAATCTATCCAACTTTGAATTTTAATAATTGTTTCAAGTGTTAAATTTTCTATTTTTCGCTCGCCATTTCTAACCCTAGTAATTGCTGAACGACTAACACCAGTTTGTCTTTCTAAAAAATTAGCTGGTATATCTTTTTTCATTAAAACTAATTTAACTCGGTCCATATTTATTATCATTGTCTTTATCCTTATCTTTCTTCCCAAGCTGTCGTGAATTCCTTATCTTTGAACAAGGAAGCCAGTCCGCTAACTTGTTTTAGTCGTAGTAATTCATCAGCATCCATACCAATATTTTTCATAATCCACGCATCTGACATCCCAGAATCAACTAGGTCAGAAATGATATTAGTCATCAGACCGATATCGTGCGACCCTCTTGCTCTATTGTGTCTGATAGTTGATGCCATTCGGTCACTGATTGGTTTATCTATGACAGAAACTGGTAGACACCCCTCCTCTCTTTCATAGATATCCTTGTGTTCTTTCATTGTTGTATACCGATGAAAACCGTCCACAATTTCATACTTATCTTCATCCTCAAGGTAATAACATACGATTGGCATTGTGTAACCATCTTCTTTGATGGATTGATAAAGCAACTTCATTTCTGGGCTTGCTACATGGTTAGGATTGTAGCTGTTTGCTTGAATTTTCTCAATAGGCACGCGCTTAATATTATATACAGGGCTAGAGTATGTTTGCATATTTCTCTACTGCCTCCTTCCGTTTTATCATTTCTGTTTTTGTTTGGCTAAATCCCATGTACTTACAAGTGTGGTCGTTTTTTAAAATACAGATGCACATCCGCTTGTAAGTTGGAATGGATTTGAAGTCTTTGATATCGATATCGTCTTGGTAGTCAAGTTTGACTGCTTTCTTATCTGATTTGTAACCGTGAGAACCGAATTCGTACTTAATTTCTAAGTCGTCTAATTCTTGTATAGTTTCATCAGAGAGTAAGCCACCTTTTTCTTTCCAAAATCTTATGGAAGTTTCTAACTTAGCAAGATAATTCGCTCTTGTATTTTCTGGTAGTGTATCTAATAGAAACTCCATGTACTCTTTCCAAGTCATAGTATCTGGCTTAGTAATTTTCCTCCATCCTAGAGCAGTTGTTCCTCCGTACAGCCCAGTAAAATTAACACCATTTACTCTACTTACCAATTTCCCCCACGTATGAGGTTCAATCACCTTATATAATTTTAAACTTTCTTGACCTTCTGAAAGAAATGGACTTGCAACACGCATTGAATCAATAGGTACACCAGCCTGATAATACAAATCATACAGCTTGTTATACTCAAAGCCAAACTTAGCGTTAGCTACCCAAATATCTTCTGTTTTCCAATCGTAAATTGGGTAGAAATTATAAACGTTATCCGATATCTTCTTGCTGTATTTTAATCCTTTGTAGTATGTGTCACGCTCTTTGTGGATTGCTCTCCAGCGATGCAGACTTTCCTGTGTCCGAACACCCACTAAAACAGCAGTCTTCTTTGCAACCTCTCTATTGTGAATCCAAGTAGAAAGTTTC